TTCTATCAGGTGTCTTAAATATATTTCCTAAAGATTCTATACTTAGTTGACCTGCAGTACAATGTATTGTAATTGTATCAATCTTATGATTTCTTGGTGATGTTTTGTTTGGAGATAAACAAACATACTCAACTAAACTACTATTACTCATATTGTATCCTCCTCTTATATGGAAGAAACAAAAGATATGTTCATCATAATTATCATGTTTCCTCCATTTCAATTTTAAGACTTTTTATTACATTCAATGTTTTCTATTGTAGCACTTGTTACATGTCCTTGTGAATCTTTTACATTTTTAGTACATATTCTAATAGGAGATTGTGTACTTCTTATCTTATTATATAATTTCATACCATTGTCTAAACAACAAACTCCTATTTCTCCATCTCTATATAATGGTACTTCTAATATTCCACCATTACTATTATGAGCACAATACCAAGCAGCCTCTACTGAAAATATAGCATGTCTATTAAATAATTTTATCCAATCATAAGCTTTAACACCAATACCACCAACAACTTCTGTATATTGGTGTTCATTTTCATCTTGATTTGTACCATATCCATTTTGTAAGAAAAATATATTTCCTACACCAGTAGTAGTATAATTATAAATTTCCATTTCATAATCAATGTTCTGAAATCTTATATGTTGTAAATTAGGTTGGTCTGCAAAGGCTTCCTCTCCTAAATGTTGTAAATTAGCTGGTAAATCTAAAACTTCAAAAGCCATTGATTTTGTAATTAATCCTGGTCTATACCCTCCTCCTCTTGTATCACCAAAGCCACTACTTCTAAAAGCATTATCACCTATACTAATAAGTGAACTTGGTAAACTCAGTCCTTGATTCTTAATAGAACAACCCTTCATAAAGTTACTTGCTATACTTGTTACACCAGATGGTATTACTACATCCCATTGTGACATCCAATAATCCCAAGGAGCAAATTGACTAAATAGTACATCATTCCATGACATTGTATTATCTTGAACATAAACTTCATTTTCTGTGTATCCACCAATAGAAATAAACATAGAGCTATCTGAATACATGTCACCTGAGCCTGTTATTCCACCAATTCCTAATGAATTATCAATATGAAAACCTGTATATCCTCCCCACAGTGGATTTTTCTCTGTAGCTTGAACTTCACATGTTAAGTTAGGTCCTATTTGAAATATTACTCTAACATAATCTCTAAGTGCCATTATTTAAACTCCTAATTTTAATTTATTAAATCAGTTCTTAGCCATATTCTACCTGGATATAATTCACTAACTGGAGGATCACCTGTTCTAGCCTCTATATATGTACCAACTTGTTGTATCATGTTATCATAATAATCAGTGAAGTTATTATCAGCCCAGTTATTCATGCTATCATTTATATATTCTTCATCAACATCTACTGTGTTATAAATATTTAATTTAGTTAAAGCAATTGTTCCACTTGAACCATTAAACCTTATAATTGTTTGCATAGATTTTATATAATTTCCATCCAAACTAATTATGTCATTTTTATAATTACCTTTATTTTCATCACTTGTATAAGGTATAACCTCTATAGTCTGATAATTTCCATCATTATAAATATACTGTCCATTATTGTACTCTCTATTATAAAATTGTACTTTTAGCTGTATATTTATGTTATTATTATATCTAGTACTAAGTGAACTTGCATCAACATTATATTCAACTTTTAATTTTCTAGCATTTAAACCTTTAGAGCCAAAGATTTTATTAAATGTACATCTACTATTAGCTCCAAATGTCAGTGTTCCTCCACTTCTAGTAACTGTACCTGCATTAACAACATATTGGTCTGTTCCAATATTTATTATACTAGTTGTTGAATATATATCTTGATTTTCTTTGTAGTGCGACATATAAACACCTCTCTTTATTAACCATACAATAAAGTTCTTAATTCAGTTAACTCTGTATCTAATTGCTCATTACAATAATTATTCTCTGTATCACTTAGTTCTGTATATAAATAATTGGTATTAAATATACCACCTATATTTAACTCAAGTAACTCATTTAGATTATTCATAATAGCATTTAAGTCAAAGGAAGTATTAAATGTTTTCATGAGTGTCATTTCACACAATCCAAATATTCCTAATTCCCATTCCATGCTTATTACTTTATAATATCCTGATATACCCATAGCATTTAAACAGTTTACATAAACTATATCAGTGAGCTCTATTCTAGGATTAAAATATCCTTGAATAGTTATACAATTATTTTTATAGTTTATTAACTTATTTACTTCTTGTGCATATTTTTCTATATAAGTACTAAATATAACTTTGTTATTTAATTCTAATTTGTTCTTTCCATCTATTTCATAAACTAAACTTGTATCATCAAGTCTTTGTCCATAAATATTTATGTTAATTTTAGTACTAGCATCAGCTTCTACAACTAAGCTCATTTTATTTTTATTATATCTAGCTGATTTTACTCCAACATAAATGTTATTATCATCAGCTATAATTTCTATTCTGTTTATCTTATATATATTTTGACCTAAGTCTATATCTTTAAATTCATTATCTCCTTGTACTACATTTTGTTGATATAAACCTGCAATACTTTCTATATCAAGTACATTACCTAAACTATAATTTACTTTTACTCCATCATAGTTTATCAAGTTTCCACTTCCTGCATTAGCAGAAACCATAACATTTAACTCATATGTAGCCTCATTTCCTTCATCATCACAACTATAATCAGTTTTTATATATCCATCCCTGCTCGTAAATATGTTAGTAAGTGTACATTGACTTAAACCATTTAAACAATTTCCCATATTCTCTGTATCTAAATTACTAAATTGCATAGTAGGAAATTCATCAAAATTTATGTCATTTTCTCTATAAAGTATTTGTCTATTACTAGGAAGTGTTTGATTTAATTCCTCAATGATATCTATTAAATAATCTTTTATATTTATACCTGAGTTAATTAAAACATCTGGTACTGCTTGTTCAGATATAATAGACATAATACAAACTGCACTTATTTCTACATTGTTTGGTGTATCTGATGTTATGTTTGACTTCCAAGTCTTAACATAATATTTACCAAAATAAAGTGTATCATTTGACTCTATTATATAAACTTCCAACATAGCAGTATCATTCATATAACCATAATATAGACTATTTTCATTCTCTGGTATAAGTGCTTTATTATTAGTTACAATAACAAGGTCAAGAGTATTTGAGGAATTAACACCAATAGTTAAATCATTATTACTACTTATTTCCTCCCTTAATTTTATACTTGATAAGTAGTTATCACTATTTATATCATAGTTATTATCATTTAATATAAACACAGTTCCATTAGATAATGTAAATTTAATTTTACATGTAATTCTATCAACTTGTCCATTAATCATCTCTTTAACTCCTTATGTTATATTTCCTTTAACACTTGTTAGATGAAGTTCTACATTTTCATAATATCTATGTCCATCTTGCATCTTACTTGAGAAATAGTCTGGGTCAAAATCATTTGGCTCATAACTATCATAAGTTAAACTCACCAAGTTACTTCCACTTGATTTCCTACTATCAATTGTAGTTACACTGAACTTACTTGTACTTGTCTGTACAGCGTTATATACAATTAGCATCTGGTCATCTCTTAGTTCTGTCCACTTCCAAGTAGTCTGTATTGTATTTCCTACTTTCTTTAGAATTAAATCACCTGTATTTATATCTCTATTTGTGTCCTTCCAAAGAGGTTCTCTTACAGTTTTAAACCAATGAGGTCTTGGCATTGCTACTCCACCAATACTAAATCTACTATCTATAGGTCTTAAATAATTATTCATATTTTATCCTCTCTAGAATCTCTTCATCTGAGACCCTTAATTAATTATACTTTTGGTAATTTGTAATGATTATAAATTAAATTTTTATATCAAAAATTTACTAACTTGTATATATTTTTATATCTCTACTTGTTTTGATTTTACACAATTTAATCATATCAATTATATCATATCTTCATATTCATAATTAATATTTATATTCACAAAAGATATAGTTAATGTATATCTAATTTTTATCATAATGTATATTTAAAATTTTCAATAGTTATAATTAAAATCATACTATCCTAGTAAATTGTTCATTTTACAATCACATAACTTTGATAATGTTTATTTTTCATTATATGTTTATTATATAATGATATTGTATTTCATATGCTGTATTATACTAAAAATATTTAAGTAGACCTGATATTTCTATCAGGTCTACTTATTAATTCATTACAAAGTTATTATTGGCTACATTATAATTTAATTGTTTTTGTTTTGCAGTTACCATTCTAGTAAGTTTTGCAAGACTTGCATCATCACTCACCATGTAACCAATATTGAAGTTATTAGTAACATTAACTGTTTGACTGTTATTATTACTTGTACCAATAACTCCTTTTAATGCCTTAGCAATAGTCTCCTTATTTGCTACTCCAGTATATCCACCAAAGTTAGCTACTAACTCAGGATTACCATTCTCATTTGCAAAGAATAAACTTCCACTCTGAGGAATACCACCATTAGCAAATCCTCTTGCTTTTGTAACTTTAATTCCACTATCAAGTCCTGGTACTCTTGTATTCCAGTTTGTAGTATTATTCTGTGTATCTCTTAATCTATACTGGACATTTGTTATTTGTGATAATAACTGATTTGTAGTCATTCTCATAGAATTAAGTGAAGCAGCTGCACTATATGACATATTTCGGAACTTAGCAGTAATTTCATTCATAATGATTGAAATCATATTTCTAATTTCAGTCATTATCTGTTTCATCTGTGTACCAAGTTCTGCAAAGTCACTCTTTATTGATGATGTATCTGCATTATTTAGTGAGCTTGATATTTCATTTGCACTATTATTTATACTGTTTGCAGCATTTTCTACACTATTTGCTACACTATTAGAAGTATCTTTAACAGTCATCTCATAATCAACCACTGCATTTGCTATTCTATTTACTCTATCTACAGTGTCATCACTAGATGAACTATAAGTCATTGCTTCTAACCATTTATGTTTATTATCTGTAAATGTGTCAAGCCATTTTGTCATTGTGTCTGTATAATATTGTATTTGTTCCTCTGTAAACTGACCAGACTTTCTTAAATCATTTGCATAAGTCTCTATTACAAGACTCTTGTGCTCCTCACTAAACTTGTCATTAGCATCACCATAGGCTTTATCTAAAACTTGTTTCATTTCATAAGCTTGCATTTTAAGCTTATGTAAGTCAAATCCATAGTCTTGTGATTTTTTAGCCTGTTTATAATTACTTACTACATCTTTTGTTCCTTTTACAGCAGCAGTAGCCTCAGCTACTATTAGTGCTACTATACCTGCTATAGGTAATACTGCTACCCAATCAACAGCTGTAATTGCTCTTATCTTGCTAAGTATTCCACTACCTATTTCACCACCTACTGCTTCACCTACTGCTTTACTTGTAGTTCCACCAAATAAAAGTTTTTCTATAAGTTTTCTAGCAGCTACCTGACCACCTATCTTTATAGCTTCACCTGCTAATGAAGCTCTTATTGCAATATTTAATGATAATAATGGATGTTCTATAGCAAAGTTAATTAAGTCTATAACAGCTTTACATATTGCTTGTATTAAACCTGCATGTTCTACTACAAACTTAAATATTTCTTCAAATGCTTTTATCTTAGCTTTTCCTAATTCTATTACAAACCAAACAGCTGTTGATAATATTTTTATTATATTATCCTTATGTTCTTTTACATAATTAACTATATCATCTATTTTACCTTTTATTTTAGCTAACCAATTATGTATATCCTCAAGATTGAATTTCTTATCATTATTAGTATCAAATAATAATGCTAATGCACCACTAGCTATTGTTTTTACAATTCCGGCTATTTCTCTAATTTTACTAAGTACATTACCTGTCCATGTTGCAATATTCTCAAATTTCTCAGGTAATATATTATCAAAGAAATTAGCTATAGCATCATCATATTCATCTGATTCCCATTTTTCAATCCATTCCTGAAGTTTTGTATCCCATTTATCAAGTTTTCCTTCTAACCAATCTCCAAATTTAATTACATAAGGACTTAAATATTTGTCATAAAGTTTCTGTATATGAGGCTGAAGTTTCTTAGTTATTATGTCTGCTAACTTCCATAAATGTTTATTAACTGAACTTAATTTATTTAATAATGTAGTAAAATCTAAGTCATCAAGTACTGAACCAATAATACCACCAATTGTGTTAAATACATTTTTAAATGTATTTAACATATATTTAAGTGTCTTTTTGATATTTTCCCAAGTAGCCTTAAGATTTTCATCTATTACATCCCAATCTAATATTCTACCTGTAAGTCCATAAAACCAATTTGTAATCTTATTCTTAATTGCTTTTATCATAGCAAGAAGTTTCTTCTTACACTGTTCAATGTAGTCATCATTCATCTTACCAAGTTCTTCATACATGTCAGCATAATTAGCATTGTAATCTGCTAATTTTGAATAGTCAAAGTCATCATTTCCACTACTCTTATTCTTATTATTATTTAATGATGTAATTTTGTCTAATGCTGATAATCCACCATTAGCCTCATCAGCAGCCTCTTTAGCATCATTAAGTGAATCAGTTAAACTATCAACACCACTTGTGTCTATACCTCCACCACCAAGTTCATTTATTGTATTCTTTAATTGTAAATCAATACCAAACATAGCAGCTATACTCGTAACTGCCTGATTAGCTAAATATACAATATATATTAATGGCTGTATTATTTGTGCTAAAAGTTTTAAGAATAATGTACCAATTGTATCTTTTAACTGCTGAACCTGCTGTTTAAATATTGATATTTGACCTGTAATAGTATTAAGTGATTTAGCATAACTCTCAGCACTAAATGCACTTTTACCCATGAACTGGTCCATAATAGCAGCATATCTTACATAAATTCTCTGTTCTTCTGTCAAGTTTTGGAACTTTGTTCCAATGTTTGCATATTCTCCACCCTGTGCTTTTAACTTCTGAAGAAATGCATCCATTTGTGATTCACGTACAGAAAGACCCAAGTCATCAATTGACTGAGTCATACCTTTCATACCTGAATCAATCTTATTTATTACAGTATCAAAGTCTAAACCTGTGATGGATGACATTGTCATACCTAATGCTTCAAGATTTCTACTTGCATTATAAACATTATTTGATGACATTCCCATTCCATAAAGTACTGCTGATACTGACTGAAGATTTTTTATAAGTCCACTTGCACTAAGTCCAAAGGACTTCTCCAAATTATTAGCCCATTCAATAGTATTAGCTGTGAGGTCTTTACCTATTAACATATTAAGTGACTGAACAGAACTAAGAAGTTTTGTACCACTCTGTAAAAATTCATTATTAGCAAGTGTTCTGAAAGCTCCTACTAATAAATCAATCTTACTCTTTAATTCTGTAAAAGTACCTTTAAGTATGTTACCATTTCTATTTATGTTTCTTACTCTATTACCAAAGTTACCAAATAATGTAAGTATTCTTCTTATACCAGAAGCTAATCTACTAAATCCATTAATCATAAACCTAATTGAACTATTCAGTAAATTATTAAGTTTTCTTACAATACTAATAATGTTACTAAGTGTTCTTTTAACAGCATTTGTTACTCTACTAAGTACACTTGTAACTTTGTTATAAACTTCATCTACTCTTTTCTTAGCTTCATTTCTAGCTTTTACTTCAGCTCTCTTTGTATTCTCTATTTCTTTTACATAGTTTTCTTCATATTGTATTCTTTTCTTTAATTTTTCCTCTTCAGTTCTTTGTATATTTTCAGGTGTACTTATCTTTATTTTATTATATTCTTTTATTTTTGAATATGTATCCTTTATTATACTCTGTACTTCTTTAATCTCATCTTTTATTTCTTCAAGATCAAGTCCTGATTCTAATAATTCGTTTACTTGTTTAATACCATTTTCAATGTTATCAAAATCTGCATTTAATAATTCTTTAAAACTATCATCTAAATCATAAGCTTTATCTTTTAAATTATCTAAGTCAACACTTAATTTATCAATTTTTTCAAATATGTCAGCCATATTAAACCTCCTCAGTTAAATTGTTTATATAACTTGTAATTTTCTCTTGTCATAGGACCTACTTCAGTTTCTATTATTTCATTAGGGTCCCTTATATCTTCTATATCTATGTGAGGTACTTCTTCTGGTAATTTACCCCAAACACCTCCACTTATTAAACCGGCAAGATTATAATACTCTTGCATATGTCTATTATAGTCCATCACCATTTTCTGTTGTATAGCCTCAAATGCTTGATACATTTCTTTTGTAGTTAGACTCCAAAACTCACTGTAATTCATTCCTAATGACATTAACTGCATACATAAGTGCATGTAAAAATCACTTAAATATTCATAACTTGTTACATCCTCATATGTATCTTTTATTTCTTTTTGTTTTTCTTCATCTAAATCTTTATACTTATTTTCATCATATCCAAGTACTATATTTTTTATCTCTGTCATTAAATCAAATACACCATGTCCTTCATCAATGTATTCATCCATGACATTATATAATAAATCTTCATCATCTGTTCTATATATAATACTTAGTAGCTCTTTCATATTTTTAACAGATATATTATTAAACAAAGTTAATATATTTACTCTGTGCTTTTCTTCATATTCTTTAATGTCTTTTAAATAACATTTTCTTATCAACATTTTATTATCACCTAAACAAAAAGGGAAATAAAGTCTATCACTTTATTTCCCTTGATTTCTACTCAGAAACTAGATGTCTCCTAGTCAAGTGAAACAAACTAATTATTTACTTTATTTGTTTCAACTTAAAAATCTTATGTAATTAGAAGTCTATTACACCATTATCCAGTGTCATTGAACCATCAACACCTACTTTTACTTCTTCCTTAGGTGTCTCTACAACTGGTTCAACTGGTGTAACTTCCACATTCTTCTTATTATCAAATTCTACAATGTTATCTGTATTATCTTTAATGTTTTCTTTCTTATCATTAGCCATCTGATACATCTGCTCTCTGATGGAATCTATTGTTTCTCCTGCCATCTTGAGTATCTTAATATCAGCATCTACTTCACCAAGTACCTGCAGATAAACATCTACAATACCATTATTATCAACATCCATGAAAGCCTCAATCATATCATAGGCTTTATCTTCTGACATAATAAATTCTTTTCCTTTGTATCCATTACCAAGTCTAATAACTTCAGCAATATCAACAGCAGAAAGCTTAATATCAAGAAGATCTGCCTCTGTTTTTCCTGTAGCTTTCTCAAACATAGCAATATTTCTCTGTGTAAATTTCTTTGTAAAATATCTTTTCATGATTGTATCCTCCATTTACATTCATTTATCATATTTTTCTCTAAAAGCTTCACATATTGCTTCTGCAATCTTGTAATTATGCTCATATTCATCATTAATGTCTTTTATATTTCTTATTCTTACAACTGTTTCTTTTACATCTTCATTTATATCAACTACAAAGCACTTATTATCAGAAAACATCTGTATATTGTTTTCTACTGTATGACCTGGGAATTTAATATTCTCATATTCTACAAGTGTCTTTATTAATTCTTTTCTTCTCTCTTCAATTGTATTAATGTTCTTTCTAACTTTAGCTGCCGTCTTATTTATCCCTCCTTGTAAATAAGGGATAAAACAAAAGTGCCTTGCTTTATCCCCATAAACTTTATTCAGTTATCAAGATACTGTTCCAGAGAACTTCTTCATTGCACCAGAGCATCTATACTCTGTGGTAACCTCAAGAACACCATCAACCTCAGTATTATTAATCTGAGGATACTTAACAAATACCTCAACCTGGTACTGCATAACTGCTGTTCCTGACTTATCCTTTACAATGAAAGTAAGCCACTTGTGAGTACCTGCAGCGGCAAGATCAAATGCATCCTCAAATTCATCTGAGGTAAGATTTCTAACTGTGTTAGCAGTACCAAAGTCAACTGAACCCTGCTCAAATTCTCTTGAGCCTTCAGGTGAATCATAATCAGTTACATCAGTCTCCTTTGTCTCAGGCTGAGGTAACTGAATGGACTTTACATGTCCAAGAAAATCTGTGCTAGAGGTAACATTTACTGAACCTGCTACATCACCTGCTGTAACTGTAGTAAGATATGCAGAAATAGTTCTATTACTACCACTCCTAACAACAATAGCTGACATATTATTTTCCTCCTTGTAATATTATAATATTTTCTTTATATATTTCAATTATCATATAGATAATTAAAATCAATAACTGTTTTTACTACTTGTAAGCCATATCCATTTGTGTATGTAGGTCTTACTTTAGCTCCTAAATGTTTTGCCCAAATCATATCAAGTCCATCTACATCAGTTAAACATTCTTCGAACTTATCTACAAACTTTGCTAGTATATCTATATTATCAAATATATCTGTAGCATCATCTGAACAAGTTATATAAACTTCTAACTTCATGCACTCCCATTCCAACTCACCTGATACACACTCTTCATCATTTCTACTACTGAAAAGTACTATACCACATTGGTCTGGTTTACTTTCATCATATCTCTGTGCCGTCATACTATCATCAAATTTATGAGAAACTTGTCTCATTGTATTCATTATATGTTCATATAATCTTCTCATTGTTTACCTCAATTATTATGATAATAGTTAATTCTTAATTTTCTATCTATATCAATATAAACTGCTTGATATCCTGTATGTTCATTCCAATACATTAAACTTGTAACATTTTCTAATGTTGGTTCAATCTGTTGACTTTCTATCTTTTTATTAGTATTATTCCAATCATACTGTGCAAATTTATTATCTCCAGTTTGTTCCGTCCAAACACTTATTGTTGGTAAAATATCTTGAGCAGCTTGCTCTAAGAAATGATCACGTCCTATTGGATGAAAAACATTAACATTATCATGTACATAAGCTGCATAAGGAGCTTCAAATATTATTCTAGCATAATTACTATTTATATAAACCTTTCCACTACTACGTAAAAAACCTGTTCTTATAGGACAATATTCAATAGCTAAACCTAAAATAGCTTCTGCAATAGCTTCAAGTTCATCAACTGTTAGTATATATTCTTTATCAAATTGTTCTTTTGTATATTTACCCTGAGCTATTTGCTTTGTTTTTCTTTTGTATTCTAATTCTGCTCTTTGTACTAAACTTTCAATTTGTTTCCTCCAAGCTTTAATTTTATGTATATCATAAATCAATTCATTAGTAGCTTTAATTAACTTTTCAAATGAACTATTCTCAGCACTTAAATCTATTTTCTCAAATTTGTTAAGTAATCCAGTATTTACTTCCTTATACAAGTCTTTATAAATTTTATCAAGAACTTTTCTTTGTATATCAGGAGTTAAATTAGTATATCTACCTCTACTAATCATCCCCTTCTCTGTAAAAGTTCCTTTTGTTAACGCTCTAGCTTCTTCTCTATAAACTTTCTCATTTAATTTAGCTTGTATATTACTATTATCAATCTCATTCTTTATGTAACTAAATATCTTCTTTTCAACACTTCTTGCTTGTATTACATCATCATAGCTAATTCTAGCTGTGTGAGCTTGATTATAATTTATATTTGTACTTCCTAATTTAATACTAGTAGGTTTTGTAGTCTTGGCAAGTGCTTTTTCAAGAGCAAGAAGTACTTGATTTTCTCTTCTAAACTCTTTATCTAAATCTCTTTGTAATCTCTTACCAAACTCCATTATATTATTTGTACCTCCCAGTATATCTTATTACCAAAGACATCAGGACAAAGTTCAACATATTTTACTTCATAGTCTCTTCCATCAATTCTAAATTTATCTCCCTCTTCAACTTTGAAAGGACATTGATATAGAAGTCTATTTTCTGTTCTTACAGCATTTGTTTCATTTACTTGTACTTCTTTTCCACCAACATATCTAACATATTTTTCTACTGGTGGAGCAGGTGAAAATCCAAACATGTCTTTCTCACCTGACTTAGATATATATAAAATTTTTGTATCATATCTATCAAACATATTTAGCTTTATCCTCACTAAATAATTCTATAATCTTGCCTCTACAATATATAATTATAATATAGGCTATTGGGAAGGATTAAAATATAAAAGTGACTAGCTTATTATATAAACTAGTCACTTTTGAGGGAGGATACAAAAATGAGATTTGTATCTATATAAATACTATTTAGTACTTATATACTATTAATACAGAGAGTGTACATAATAATGTACACTCATTTGGTATCTTTATACTTCTATATCACAAAACTCTTCATCATTTTCATCAATGGTATGTTTTTCTATTCCATCATCACCATATACATAATTCTGAAGTGCTTCATTTTCCTTTAACTGTTTATTCAGCCACTCTAAAGCAAATTTAACTAATTTACTAAAATAATTAAATGTAATTATCTTACTGAATATTGGAAATCTAGTAATAAACCAATCATATACTAATCTTAGCTTAGCCTGACCAGTTCCAGTACCAAGTTCCTTTTCTGCTTTCATAACAGCATACTTTAACCACTCTTTGACTCTTTCTAACTGTTTGTCTGTAGGTAACTTAATAAAACCAAGTATTCTTGCTATTACTAAAGCAATAATAGCAATACCACCAACTATTAAGTACCAATTGTTTAGGATGAAACTAATTACATTATTCATTATCCTACCTCCTCATTTGTCTCTTCTATTTTTATATTGTTAATCTCATTTTGCTTCTCTGCTTTTGTTTCCAAATAACTCTTAGCAAAATAAGGAATAACTGTAGCTATTATGGAAGAAATAAGTAATACAACTATGTTATTTACATTTTCTCCATGATTATAATAAATATCTATTCCTAAATAAACACTTATCCAAA